ATGCCCGGCGGCTCGAACTTGAAACCGCAAGGGATACGATCGGGCGCCGCCTTGATCGCCTCAGAGCCGCACGAGACGCGGGAGAGGTTTCTGAATGACCTGAGCGAGGGAGAGCTGCTGGCTCTGCCTTACCTGTTCGAGTTCTGGGCGTTTGATCACCAGTTGCCACCCGAAGGGGACTGGACGACCTGGGTGATCCTGGGCGGTCGTGGGGCGGGCAAGACACGCGCCGGAGCGGAGTGGGTCAGGGCGCAGGTCGAAGGCAACGGGCCGGAAGATGCAGGGCCAGCCAGACGTGTGGCGCTGGTGGGTGAGACGGTGGATCAGGTGCGCGAGGTGATGGTCTTTGGGGACAGCGGGATCCTTGCCTGTTCCCCGCCTGACAGGATGCCGGAGTGGGAGGCCGGGCGCAGGCGGCTTGTCTGGCCCAACGGGGCGGTGGCGCAGGTGTTTTCAGCGCATGATCCTGAGAGTCTGCGTGGGCCGCAGTTTGATGCGGCCTGGGTGGACGAACTGGCGAAGTGGAAAAAGGCCCAGGAGACATGGGACATGTTGCAGTTCGGATTGCGTCTTGGGGTGCATCCGCGGGTCTGTGTGACCACGACACCGCGCAATGTCGAGGTTCTGAAGGCGTTGTTGTCGCGCGAGGGAACCGTTGTCACGCGGGCTGCAACCGAGGCCAACCGGGCGTTTCTGGCAGAGAGTTTTCTGGCGGAAGTGCGGGCGCGCTATGCGGGTACGCGGCTGGGACGGCAGGAGTTGGACGGGGTGCTATTGGACGAGGAAGACGGCGCCTTGTGGTCGCTGGACATGCTGGACGGGTTGCGGGTTGATGGGGTGCCGGACCTGGACCGCATAGTTGTGGCCGTCGATCCCCCCGTGACCGGGCATTCGGGATCGGATGAATGCGGGATCATCGTGGCAGGGGTCGTGACGCGCGGGGATGTCGGGCATTGGCAGGCCTATGTGCTGGACGATGCCACGGTCAGTGCAGCCAGCCCAGCAGCCTGGGCGCAGGTGGCGGTTGCGGCGATGGAGAGCTGGCAGGCAGACAAGCTGGTGGCCGAGGTCAATCAGGGCGGTGATCTGGTGGCCGAGGTGGTGCGCCAGATCGACCCGATGGTGCCGTTCAAGGCGGTGCGGGCCTCGCGCGGGAAGGTGGCGCGGGCCGAGCCTGTGGCGGCGCTTTATGAACAGGGGCGGGTGCATCACGTGGGTGCGCATTCGGCGCTTGAGGATCAGATGCGCCGCATGACGCAGGCCGGCTATCAGGGGCAGGGCAGCCCCGACCGTGTGGATGCGCTTGTCTGGGCCCTGCACGAGCTGATGGTGGAACCCGCGGCCAAGTGGCGGGCGCCCCGTATGCGCGGCCTCTGAGCACCGTACGGTGGCGAGGGCGCGAATTAACGAATTTCCCGCAGAGTGTGTCTTGTCCGGAGCGAAGAACAAAACGCCGGGTCCAGAGCAGGAGCAACATAAAGATGCTATTCGATTTTTTTCGACACCATGAGGCAGAGGCTGCGCCGGAGCAGAAAGCAAGTGCGACCGGTCGAGTGGTGGCCTGGCACAGCGCAGGTCGCGTGGCCTGGAGCCCGCGTGACACCGTTTCCCTGACCCGGACCGGGTTTTCGGGCAATCCGGTGGGGTATCGCTGTGTAAAGCTGATTGCCGAAAGCGCGGCGGCCCTGCCTTTGGTCTTGCAGGACGGGGTGCATCGCTACGAAACGCACCCGCTGGTGTCCCTTTTGAAGGCGCCGAATCCGGCACAGGGCCGCGCCGAGCTGTTCGAGGCGCTTTATGGCCAGATGCTTTTGTCCGGCAACGGCTATGTCGAGGCCGTGGGCGGTGACAGCGGTGTGCCGCTGGAACTGCACGTGCTGCGCTCGGACCGGATGAACGTGGTGCCGGGTGGGGATGGCTGGCCGGTGGCCTATGAATACAGCGTCGGCAATCGTAAGCACCGGTTTGATATGACGGCCGGTCAGCCGATCTGTCATTTGCGAAACTTCCATCCGCAGGATGATCATTACGGGTTTTCGCCGTTGCAGGCGGCGGCGATGGCGGTGGATGTCCACAATGCGGCGTCGCGGTGGTCAAAGGCGCTTTTGGACAATGCCGCGCGGCCGTCGGGGGCGATTGTTTACAAGGGCTCGGATGGTGCAGGGGGCCTGAGTGCGGATCAGTATGACCGCCTGGTCGGAGAGATGGAGACGCACCATCAGGGTGCGCGCAATGCCGGGCGACCGATGTTGCTGGAAGGCGGGCTGGACTGGAAGCCGATGGGATTTTCGCCGTCGGACATGGAGTTCCAGAAGACGAAAGAAGCCGCTGCGCGCGAGATTGCACTCGCCTTTGGGGTGCCGCCGATGTTGTTGGGAATCCAGGGGGACGCGACCTATTCCAATTATCAGGAGGCGAACCGCGCCTTCTATCGGCTGACGGTGCTGCCGCTGGCGACGCGAGTCGCACAAAGCGTCGGGGCGTGGCTGACCAAATTCTCAGGCGAGGATCTGACCTTGAAGCCCGACCTTGACCAGGTGCCCGCATTGGCCGCCGAGCGGGATGCGCAATGGGCGCGGGTGCAGGCGGCGGATTTCCTGACCCAGACCGAAAAACGCCGCTTGCTGGGACTGCCGGTCGAGGCGGATGGGGCTGCGGATGAGTGATGGCAAGCGGTTTGGGTTCGAGGCTTTTGACTGTGCGCCTGCCTTGCGGCTGGAAGCGCACGAGCGGGTGGCCAAGTTGCAGTTCGACAGTCTGAACCGGCGTTTGGACAAGATCGAGGCGTTGATCGAGCGGCTGGAGAAACGGCTTTGGTTAACGGTTTACGGGGTGGTCGGGGTGATCCTGGCGCAGGCGCTTCAATCGCTTCTGACAGTCACCCCCTAGGGATACGAGAGGACGGAACATGCAGGTGGATACGGGGTTGGAGCACAAGTTCGCGCGCTTTGGGGCGGCGATTTCGATGCAGGACGAGAACGTGATCGAAGGCTATGCCAGCCTGTTCGGCAAGGCCGATCAGGGGGGCGATGTAGTGGCAAAAGGCGCCTATGCGACATCGCTCAGGACGCTGCTGGCAGAGGGACGGGCCGTCAAGATGCTCTGGCAGCACGATCCGGCGCAGCCGATTGGCGTCTGGGAAGAGGTGCGCGAGGATGACAGGGGACTGTGGGTCAAGGGGCGGCTTCTGCCGGATGTCGCCAAGGCCCGCGAGGCGGCCGCGCTGATCGGTGCGGGGGCGATTGACGGGCTGTCGATCGGCTATCGCACGCTGCGGGCAACAAAGAACACCAAGGGCGAGCGGCTCTTGCAGGAACTGGAGCTTTGGGAGGTCTCATTGGTGACCTTTCCGATGCTGCCCAGTGCGCGTGTGTCGGCCAAGGGGGAGAGCCCCGAGGCGCAGACACTGCGGGAGATGGCGGCGGCCTTCGAGGGCGCCCGCCGGGAGCTGAGGCGCGAGTCGCGTCCGGCGTAACTCAAGGTTCGAGGAAAAATGGATGGGTAAGACCGAGACGAAGGCTCGGGCCGGAGAAGGCGTGTCTCTGGCAGCCGAGGTGAAGTCCTCAGTGCAGGGTTTTATGCGCGACTTCAGTGACTTCAAAGATGATATTCACGCGCGACTTAAGAAACAGGAAGAGCAATTGACCATGCTTGATCGCAAATCTCAGACTATCGCACGGCCCGCGCTGGCGGCCGCAACCGATTTTGACGCCCCGCATCAAAAGGCGTTCACCGCCTATCTGCGTTCGGGCGAGGACGACGCGCTGCGCGGCCTTGATCTTGAGGGCAAATCGATGTCGACGGCTGTCAACAGTGACGGCGGGTACCTGGTGGACCCCCAGACGGCGGACACCATCCGGTCGGTGCTGAACACCACGGCCTCGATCCGTTCGATTGCCAATGTGGTGAATGTCGAGGCCACGTCCTATGACGTGCTGATCGACACTTCGGATGCGGGCGCGGGCTGGGCGGACGAGACCACCAGCACCACCGAGACCGGTACGCCGAACATCGAGCGTATCACGATTGGCCTGCACGAGTTGTCGGCGCTTCCGAAGGCCTCGCAGCGTCTGCTGGATGACAGTGCCTTTGACATCGAAGGCTGGCTGGCCGGGCGTATCGCTGACAAGTTCGCCCGTGCTGAGGCCGCGGCCTTTGTGAACGGTGACGGCATCGACAAGCCGACGGGCTTCATGTCGCACCCGATTGTGGCTGATGACAGCTGGAGCTGGGGCAACCTTGGCTATGTCGCGACGGGCATCGATGGTCAGTTCGCCGACGGTGATGCGCTGATCGACGTGATCTATGCGCTGGGGGCGGACTATCGCGCCAATGCGAGCTTTGTGATGAACTCCAAAACTGCCGGTGCGGTACGCAAGCTGAAGGACAACGACGGCCGTTTCCTCTGGGCTGACAGCCTGGCCGCGGGTGAACCCGCGCGTCTGTTGGGCTATCCGGTGATGATTGCCGAAGACATGCCGGACATCGCGGCAGGTGCCAATGCGATCGCCTTTGGTGACTTTGCGGCCGGCTACACGATTGCGGAACGTCCGGACCTGCGCGTGCTGCGTGATCCGTTCAGCGCCAAGCCGCATGTGCTGTTCTATGCGACCAAGCGCATTGGCGGCGACGTGAGCGATTTCGCGGCGATCAAGTTCGTGAAGTTCTCGTCAACTTGATGAGCGCAAGGCAGGGCGGTTCGACCGCCTTGCCCGGGCGTGCGCCACGTTTAGGCGTTGTCAGGCAGTCCCCTCGGCCGGATCGGTGCGAGTGGCGCGCGCCCGAATTGTCGGAGGGAAGAGAGTTTCCGGAGTTTTTCCATGATGTTAGTCGAAGAGACATCTGTGCCCCTGGCGGTGCTTCCGGTTGCACAGTTCAAGGCCCATCTGAGATTGGGTAGCGGGTTTTCCAAGGACAGCCTTCAGGACGGTGTTCTGGAAAGCTTCCTTCGGGCGGCCATGGCGGCGATCGAGGCGCGGACCGGAAAGGTTCTGATCGTGCGGTCGTTCCTGTGGACGCTGCAAGACTGGCGCAACGAACAGGGGCAGGGTTTGCCCGTGGCCCCGGTCAGCACCGTGACTTCGGTGTCGCTGGTTGATGCGGCCGGTGATGATGCGGTTGTGGCGCCAAGCGCCTATCGCCTTATTGCTGACGGCCTGACGCCCGAACTGCGCCCGGTGGGGGGATGCCTGCCATCGGTGCCGCACAACGGGCAGGTCGAAATCAGATTTGACGCCGGTTTTGGCGCGGCATGGGAGGACGTTCCCGTCGATCTGCGGCAGGCAGTCTTCCTGCTGGCGGCGCATTACTATGAGTACCGCGATGAAACCGCGCTGTGTAGCGGCTGTATGCCTTTTGGCGTGAGCAGCCTGATCGAGCGGTACCGTCCCGTGCGTCTGGGGGGCACGCGATGAGCCGGGTGCTTCTTTCCCGCCAGCTGACGCTGGAGGCGGTCGAACGGGTGGCCGATGGGGCCGGTGGCTATGCCGAGACCTGGCAGGCGCTGGGTCTGGTTTGGGCCGAGGTGACGGCACGCAGCGGTCGCGAACGCGATGGCGGTGACGTCACGCTTTCAACTACGCGCTATCGGATCATCCTGCGTGCGGCACCTGTTGGACAGTCGTCGCGCCCGGTGCCGGGGATGCGGTTTCGCGAAGGAAACCGTGTTTTCACGGTCCTTGCCGTTGCCGAGCATGATGCGGCTGGCCGCTATCTGAGGTGTGAGACGACAGAAGAGGTGGTGGTATGAGCTATGGTGTTTCTGCCGCGCTTCAATTGGCAATATATGATTTTTTACAAGCAGATACGATGCTTTCCTCACTTCTTGGGGGGCGGTGTATGACGCGCTTCCTGCGGGTGATTTGCCAGCGACCTATCTTGTCCTGGGCGCAGAGACCGCTTTGGATCGGTCTGATGGGTCGGGTACGGGCGCAGAGCATCGCCTGATCATTTCGGTGGTCTCGCAGGCGGCTGGATTTGCCGAAGCCAAGGCCGTGGCGGCCGCGGTTTGCGATGCGCTGCAGGGGGCGGACCTCACGCTTTCGCGGGGACGACTGGTGTTCCTGAATTTCCAACGCGCGGTGGCGAAACGGGTTGGTAGCGACAACCAGCGCAGGATCGACCTGCGGTTTCATGCACGTGTCGAAGACGATTAACAACATATCGGAGTGACGAATATGGGTGCCCAGAATGGCAAGGATCTTCTGATCAAAGTGGACCTGACCGGAGATGGTCAGTTCGAGACAATCGCGGGGCTGCGGGCGACGCGGGTGAGTTTCAATGCCGAAAGCGTTGATGTCACCAGCCTTGAGAGCCAGGGGGGATGGCGTGAACTGCTGTCAGGCGCAGGGGTGAAATCGGCGGCGATTTCCGGTTCGGGCGTGTTCAAGGACGCCAATACAGACGAACGCGCGCGCCAGATTTTCTTTGACGGTGAAACCCCCGGTTTCCAGGTCATCATTCCCGATTTCGGCGTCGTCGAAGGGCCGTTCCAGATGACGGCGATCGAATACGCAGGCAGCCACAACGGTGAGGCGACCTACGAGATGTCGATGGCCTCTGCCGGGGCGCTGTCCTTCGTGGCGCTGTGAGCATGGTGAACCCTTGGGCCGGTGAGGTGGCGCTGGAGATCGATGGCCAGCGGCATGTTCTCAAGCTGACGCTTGGGGCGCTGGCCGAGCTGGAGGCGGGTCTCGAGAGTGAAACCTTGGTTGGCCTCGTAGAGCGGTTCGAAGGTGGGCGGTTTCAGACGCGAGATGTTCTTGCGCTGATCGTGGCCGGATTGCGTGGTGGCGGCTGGCAGGGGACCGCGCGGGATCTGTTGCAGGCCGAGATCGCGGGCGGGCCGATGCAGGCCGCGAAGGTGGCGGCCGATCTTTTGGCGCGGGCTTTTGCTGTACCGGACGGGGCTGATGGCGGGTCTTGATTGGCTGGGGCTGATGCGCGTGGGCCTGCAAGGGTTGGGTCTGCGACCTTCCGAGTTCTGGGCGCTTACGCCCGCTGAGTTGAACCTGATGCTGGGAAGACGGGGCGCGGCGCAGACGATGGATCGTGCCGGGCTGGATGCCCTGCTTGCCGCTTATCCTGACAGGAGGGAAGGACAGGACAATGACTGAGAGCGATGGATTGGATGACTTCGCCGACCAGGTAGACGCGCTTGAAGCCAATTTGGCCCAGGCCACATCGGTCGCCGCGAGCTTCGACACGGAGTTGCGCACGATGCGGCGTTCCCTGTCGGCAACGGGACAGGACGTGAAGACGCTGGAACGTGGTCTGAGCCGTGGATTGCGCAAGGCCTTTGAGGGGCTGGTGTTTGACGGAGACAGCCTGTCGGAGACTTTGGACCGGATGGCGCGGACCATGATGAACACCGCCTATAATGCGGCGCTGCGCCCCGTTACCGACCATTTCGGCGGCATGATCGCAAACGGTATTGGCGGCCTTGTGCAGAACATTCTGCCATTCGAACAGGGCGGCAGCTTTGTGCAGGGGCGCGTGATGCCTTTTGCCAAGGGGGGCGTTGTGACGGGCGCGACCACTTTTCCGATGCGGGGCGGTATCGGGTTGATGGGCGAGGCCGGACCGGAAGCCGTGATGCCGCTGGCGCGTGGTCCCGACGGGCGGCTTGGGGTGCAGGCGGCGGGAAGCGGGCGTGCCGTCAACGTTGTGATGAACATCCAGACGCCGGATGCCGAGAGCTTCCGCCGCTCATCGGGGCAGATCGCTGCGCAGATGGGGCGTGTTCTGGGGCGCGGGCAGCGCAACCTTTGATCGGAGGAATGTGACATGGGATTTCATGAGGTGCGGTTTCCGGCCAGCCTGAGTTTCGGGTCTGTTGGGGGGCCGGAGCGGCGCACGGATGTGGTGACGCTGGCCAATGGCTTCGAAGAGCGCAACACGCCCTGGGCGCACTCACGCCGCCGCTATGATGCGGGTGTGGGGATGCGCAGCCTGGATGATGTCGAGCAGCTGATCGCCTTTTTCGAAGCACGACGCGGGCAGCTTTACGGATTTCGCTGGAAAGACTGGTCGGATTTCAAATCCTGCCCTGCTTCGGGCGAGGTGGGATACCGGGATCAGACCATTGCCGTTGCGGATGGCGAGAGGGCCAGTTTCGCCCTTCAGAAAACCTATGTGTCGGGCGAGGGGCGCTATGACCGCCCGATCTGCAAGCCGGTCGCCGGTACGGTGCGCATGGGTATCGAGGGGGACGAGATGTTCGAGGGCGTGCACTATGAAGTGGATGTCGCCACGGGGGTCGTGACCTTCGACAAGATCCCCGACGAGGGGCGCGAGATCACCGCAGGGTTCGAATTTGATGTGCCGGTGCGGTTTGACACGGATCGCATCCAGACAAGCGTGGCGAGTTTCCAGGCGGGCGATGTGCCTAATGTGCCGGTTGTCGAGGTGCGGGTCTGATGGCGCTTCAGGAGGCATTGCAGGCGCATCTGCAAACGGGGTTGACCACGGTGGCCCGCTGTTGGGGCATTCGCCGCTCGGATGGTCTGCGATACGGGTTCACCGAGCATGATTGCGATCTTGCGTTCGAAGGGTTTGTTTTCAAGGCAGAGACCGGTTTGACGGCGCTGGCGATTGAACAGGCGACCGGGTTGTCGATCGACAACTCCGAGGCACTTGGCGCGCTGAGCGATGCGGGGATCACCGAGACCGATATCGAGGCCGGCCGTCTGGACGGGGCCGATGTGAGCTGCTGGCTGGTGAACTGGGGGGACGTGACCGAGCGCAGCCTGGTGTTTCGTGGGCAGATCGGCGCTTTGACCCGTGCGGGCGGTGCCTTTCGCGCCGAGTTGCGGGGCCTGAGCGAGATGCTGAACCGTCCCATCGGGCGCGTTTACCAGAAACCTTGTACGGCTGTGTTGGGGGATGCCGCCTGTGGCTTTGATCTGGACGGGGCGGGTTATCATACGCTGCTGACCGTTGAAGAGGTGCAGGAGGGCCGCGTGTTTCGCTGGGCAAGCCTTGCGGGGTTTGAGGACGGTTGGTTCACCCGTGGGGCGCTTTCCTTGCATTCGGGAGAGGCCGCTGGTTTGCGGGGGATGATCAAACGGGATGCGTTTGAGGCGGATGGCAGGCGCGTTGTGGAACTGTGGGAGCCGATCCGGGCCAGTATCAACGCTGGGGACGAGGTGCGGTTGGATGCGGGGTGTGACAAGCGGTTTGAGACCTGCCGTCTGAAGTTCGCCAATCAGCTCAACTTTCGGGGATTTCCTGACATTCCGGGCGAGGATTGGCAGATGAGCTATCCCAAGCAGAGCAGCGTGAACACCGGTGGGAGCCTGCGGGGATGACGGCGGTTGTGTCCCTGGCGCGGGAGTGGATTGGTACACCCTATCGGCATCAGTGCGCCGTGAAGGGCGCAGGCTGCGATTGTCTTGGGCTGGTGCTTGGGGTTTGGCAGTCTTTGAACGGTCGTTTGCCCGAACCCGTGCCTGCCTACACGATGGACTGGTCCGAGCCTCAGGGGGACGAGGTTCTGTGGCAGGCGGCGGCGCGCTGGCTGGTTGCCAAGCCGCTTGAGGAAGAGGCCCCGGGCGATGTTCTTCTGTTCCGGATGCGGGCGGGCAGCGTTGCCAAGCATCTGGGGATTGCGGGGCGGACCGGCGCGAGGGCGAGTTTCATTCATGCCTATGCCGGACGGGCCGTTGCCGAAAGTGCGCTGAGCACACCGTGGCGCCGCCGGATCGTGGCGCGGTTTTCATTTCCATTGGAGGGTGCGTGATGGCGACACTTGTTCTTTCGGCTGCCGGTGCGGCGATTGGGGGCTCGATCGGGGGCAGTGTTGCGGGGCTGTCGGCGGTTGCGATTGGGCGTCTGGCGGGGGCAACACTGGGTCGTGCCATTGACCAGCGCATCCTTGGGGATGGCACGCAGGCGGTGGAGACAGGCAAGATCGAGAGGTTTCGCCTGAATCAGGCGTCCGAGGGGCGGCCCGTTTCGCAAGTCTATGGTCGGATGCGGATTGGCGGGCAGGTGATCTGGGCAACGCGCTTTGCCGAAAGCGTTGCGGTCAGCGGGGGCGGCAAGGGCGCAGCGCCCCAGCCGGAAGTGCGCGACTATAGCTATACTGTTTCCCTTGCCATCGCGCTGTGTGAGGGCGAGATCAGCCATGTTGCGCGGGTCTGGGCGGATGGTGTCGAAGTCGCGGCCGGTGATCTTAACATGCGCGTCTACAAGGGGACGCAGACGCAACTGCCCGATCCGTTGATCGAGGTGGTCGAGGGAGAGGGGCTTGTGCCTGCTTATCGCGGCACGGCTTATGTGGTCATGGAGGATATGCCGCTTGCGCCCTTCGGGAACCGTGTGCCGCAGTTTTCATTTGAAGTGTGCAGGCCCACCCACAAGGAGCAAAATTCGGCAGAGGGCGATATTGCCCATGCGGTCAAGGCCGTCGCCCTGATGCCGGGCACCGGAGAGTATGCGCTGGCCACAACCCCTGTGTTCGTGAGCGGCGCGCCGGGCCAGTCGCAAAGTGCCAATGTGAATTCCCCGTCGGGGCAGACGGATTTTGTGACATCTGTTGGCGCGCTTGAGAACGAACTGCCGAACTGTGGTGCGGTGTCGCTGATCGTGAGCTGGTTCGGGGATGATTTGCGCTGTGGTGACTGCGAGATCCGGCCCAAGGTCGAGCGCAAGGAAGCCGATGGCAGCAATATGCCATGGCAGGTGTGCGGTGAGACGCGGGCCACGGCCGAGGAGATTGCCCGGATTGAGGACCGTCCGATCTATGGGGGGACGCCTGCGGATGCCGCGGTGATCGAAGCGATCCAGCACCTGAACGAGGAGGGTAAGAGCGTGATGTTCTACCCCTTCCTGTTGATGGAGCAGTTGGCGGGCAATGGCTTGGCCGATCCGTGGAGTGACAATGCCGACCAGCCGGTGCTGCCCTGGCGCGGGCGGATCACGACGTCGAAGGCGGCGGGTCAGGCGGGAACGCCGGATGGCATGTCGGCGGCAGAGGCTGAGGTTGCGGCCTTTTTCGGGAGCGCGACGGCTTCGGATTTCACGGTAGGCGAGGGAAGCGTATTTTACAGCGGGCCACAGGAGTGGCGCTACCGTCGTTTCATCCTGCATTGCGCCGCCCTGTGTGCCGCGGCTGGCGGGGTTGAGAGCTTCTGCATCGGGTCGGAAATGCGGGGGCTGACACGGATACGCGGGGCAGGGAACCAGTTTGTCGCTGTACAGGCCTTGCGGGCGCTGGTGAGCGAGGTTCGTGCGCTTCTTGGGCCAGATGTGAAGCTGACCTATGCGGCCGACTGGAGCGAGTATTTCGGATACCATCCGCAGGACGGATCGGGGGACGTGTTCTTCAACCTCGATCCGCTTTGGGCCGATCCCGAGATCGCCTTTGTCGGCATCGACAACTATATGCCGCTTTCGGATTGGCGTGAGGACGATGACCACGCCGATGCGGATTGGGGATCGGTTTACAATCCCGACTACCTCAAGGCCAATATCGAAGGGGGCGAGGGGTACGAGTGGTTCTACCATTCGAGTGAGGCGCGCGCGGCGCAGATCCGCACGCCGATCACCGATGGCGCGCATGATGAGCCTTGGGTGTTTCGCTACAAGGACATCGCCAACTGGTGGGGGCAGGATCACCACGAGCGCATTGGCGGTGTGCGTCAGGAAGACCCCACAGACTGGGTGCCGCAATCCAAACCCATCGTCTTTACCGAAATGGGCTGTGCGGCTGTGGACAAGGGCACGAACCAGCCCAACAAGTTTCTTGATCCCAAGTCGTCGGAAAGCAGCCTGCCACGATATTCCGACGGACGCCGGGACGATCATATCCAGGCCCAGTATCTGCGGGCGATGATCTCCTACTGGGGGAACAGTGAAAACAACCCGGTCTCGGAGATTTATGGTGCGCGGATGGTGGATATGAGCCGCGCCCATGTCTGGGCCTGGGATGCGCGCCCGTTTCCGTTCTTTCCCAATAGCCGCGATCTCTGGAGTGACGGCGCAAGCTATGCGCGGGGGCACTGGATCAACGGACGGAGCGCAACGCGGCCGCTGGCCTCGGTGGTGGCCGAGATTTGCCTGCGCTCGGACATGCCGCATTTCGATGTTTCGCAATTGCACGGTGTCGTGCAGGGATATGTGGTGGGCGAGGTCAGCGATGCGCGATCCGCTCTCCAGCCCCTGATGATGCAACACGGGTTTGATGCCGTGGAACGGGACGGGGTGATAAAGTTCATCATGCGCGCTGGGCAAGACGTGCATGTGTTGGACACCGATCGCTTTGCCGTTTCTGAGGATATTGACGGGACCGTTGACCGGCAGCGGGATGCCGAAGCCGAGACCACGGGGCGTGTGCGGGTTCAGTTTGTTGAAGCCGATGGCGACTTTGCGGCTCTTGCCGAGGAAGCGGTGCTTCCCGAGGACGCGACACATGGGATAACGGGGACTGAGCTGCCGATCAGCATGGGGCGTGCCGAAGGGCGCCAGATTGCAGAGCGCTGGCTGAGCGAGGCGCGTGTGGCGCGTGAACGGGCGCGTTTTGCCTTGCCGCCTTCAGTTTTGAACATCGGTGCAGGCGACGTGGTGAACCTGAAGGGCGACGGCGGGCCGTTTCGTATCGAGCGTATCGAGCAGGGGCACTACCAGATCGCCGAGGCCGTGCAGATCGAAGCCTCGGTCTACAAGCCAACCGGTTATGAGGATCAGACGGCCAGCACCAGGCCCTTTGCCGCGCCGGTTCCGGTTCTGCCGCTCTTCATGGACCTGCCGCTGCTGAGCGGTGACGAAACGCCCCATGCGCCGCATCTGGCGGTCACGGCAACGCCCTGGCCGGGGAGCGTGGCCGTCTATGGTTCGGACAGGGATGCCAACTATGCGCTGACCCAACTGGCCACCAAGCGCGCCACGATTGGTGTCACGGAAAGCGCCCTCTGGCGCGCGCCGACGGGGCTTTGGGACGAGGGGCCGGTGCTTCAAGTCAAACTCCTGTCCGGTGCCTTTGAGGGCGTTGATCCGGCGGCGCTGTTGGCAGGCGGCAATGCCGCGGTGCTCGGGGATGGCACGCCGGGCAACTGGGAGGTGTTCCAGTTCCGCGATGCCGAACTTGTGGCGCAGGACACATGGTGGCTGCGCGGCCGTCTGCGGGGGCAGCTTGGGACGGATGCCTTCGTGCCCGAGGTCTGGCCACTGGGGTCATGGGTTGTGCTTCTGGACAAGACCGTCGAACAGCTTGACCTTGCGCCCTCGACGCGTGGGCGTCAGCGGCACTATCGCATTGGTCCGGCGCAGCGGGGGTATGATGATCCGTCCTATCTGCACCAGACACATGCCTTTGCGGGCGCTGGGCTGCGCCCCTACAGCCCGTGCCACCTGAGCGCGACAGCGCATGGCTCGGGTGATCTTGCGGTGACCTGGGTGCGCCGGACGCGGTTTGATGGCGATGAGTGGGAGGTGCCGGAGGTGCCCCTGAACGAGGAGCGGGAGGCCTATGCCCTGCGTGTTCTCAAAGACGGGGCCTTGGTGCGCGAAGAGGAGGTTTCGCAACAGGGCTGGGATTACACGGTGGCAGACCAGTCTGCCGACGGCATTGTTCCACCTTACGAGATCCAGGTGGCGCAGGTTTCGGGGCGATTTGGACCGGGGCCATTTGCTTCGCTGACCATTTCCGCCTGAGATGCGGCGGGTCATGCACGGGGATGTGGTGGCGGTGGCGCGGGTTCTGCTTGCGCTGCCTAACGACAGCCGCAGGACCCGTTGTGAAAGCATGATCCGCCAGTCGCACGCGGCGCATCACTATTTCAAACGCTTCGGATACAGCCATCCGCGATGGGGGGACGGGTCTCTCATGTCGATCGCGCACAGATTTCCCATGCGGCCAGAGCCAAGCTTTTCCGACAGCGAATACTGCCGGTGCGTCGCGCAGGTGTTGAGATGTCTGGAGGAGTGGCGCCTTAGCCGGAGGCGCAGCTGA